AACAACCCGCTGGCATGGGTAGCAACGGCCAGTGACCCCAAGTGTGATAGTAATCGATTTGATAAATTGGTTGTCGGTAAAGGCTACGCTATGGGCTGCGACGGTTACCGGGTCCATGCGTACAAATTGCCGGAAAGCCAAGCGGCCGCGCTGGACGGCAAGTATATTGACGCAAGCGGCAACGTTCTAGCGATTGAAACGTCTAGCAACAAGAGATTACCGGTTGATCAGATATTAAAAATGGCTGTTGAAGCTGAGTACGCTTTAAGCGATACATTTGACGTTTCAAAATGCGTCATTGCCAAAGCAGACCATGGCCCGGTTGAGTTCTTTGACGTTGAACTATTCGGCCAGAAGTGCCGCTTTAATAAAAAAAAGATTGAACAAGCGTTGAACGGCCGGCAATCCGTCAAGGTATGTGCGCCAACCGGTTTTACCGGCCAAGAACCGGCCCGGTTCCTGTTAAGCGATACAGAAACTGCTATAGTTATGCCGGTGCGTTTTGTTCGTTAAACAGGGAATTAAAAAGATGATATTAAATAAAACAGCTAATGGGTACCTATCAATCTCAGAGTTTGTCGGGGAGTCCGACCACTTCTTCACAAGACTGTACATTGATTACACTGAAGCCCAGGCTAAAAACCTATTCAAAAAGGATTTAAAAGATTTTCGTAAGGGATTAAAATAATGATAAATAAAAAAAGTAAAAAACAAAAAGCGATTGAAAATTCAAAAGTACCCAAGGCCGTGCAAACGGCCATTGAGGATTTGTTTGCTAAAGAGTTTCATTTAGGTTTTGACTTTGAAACGGAAATACAAGCCAGTAAATTGAGGCCCGTACCTATTGCGGAGAGTTTAGAAAACGGCAGCGTAATGCCGGTGGCTATTAAGGATAGGCTCGACAAGGGGCCCTACTATTGCCATGACATTTTTCTGGGCCCCCCAGTTACGGTTAAAGGCATAAACTATGCGCCCGCATCGTTCATTGAAGTGAGCCCCAAGGGCGACATGGCAAAATTTACAAAACAGGAGAAAAAAAATGACTAAAAAAAGTAATACAACACACATGGTGACGTTTAGAACGGAGGAGCCAATAGCTAAACTATTTAAAGCCTATTGTAGAGACAAAGGCGTGAGTGTCACGTGGGCTTTATCGATGTTTATGGCAATGGCGGTGTCACACGCTTTTGACGATGCAGTAGACCCTATATTATCGGAAAAGCTAGAGGGGGCTACGTGCTACCAGCAAGAGTTTTTAGTTTTAATTAGGCAATATATGAGCCAGTTGCTGAAGGAGATGAACTAATGGCGCCGAACACAGGAGCGATAACAATATCCACGCTGATAAAGCAGTTAACCCGCCTTCAGAATACACATGGTGACTTATCAATCATGATCGGCGATCATTTTTCAGGCTACAACAAAGTAACCAAAGATAGCCTATCTTTACGGCGATTGAGCGGGGAGAAAGTCAATAGAGTGCACCCGCCATGCTTCACTGGCAGTGGCGATATCTATTTAACGTTAAACCAAACCGTTCTACTGTTTGGCCAGGAGGAGCCGAGCGCAACCAAAGGGAAATACAAACGTAAAAAAAAATAGACTTTACAACCCCCGGCAATTAAGATATAGTTAGGTTAGTTTATAATTAAAAAATCAGGAGAACAGCCAAATGACCCGATTGCAGCCGAGCAAGGCACTATTAAAGATAGCCAGAGTTTTTCATTCCCACGGGCTCGTGACTATGCCATTAAACGGCAAAGCCCCAATTTTAAAAAACTGGACTAAACTAACCTTGCCAGAAGTTTTTGACGAGGGGTACTACACAACAAAATCTGTGGGGTGGGTAATACGCCCACCTTACATGGTTATAGACGTCGATATCCGGCCGGAGCGCAACGGCATGGTGGGGTTAGATCGTTTGGCTGCCGACACAGGTTTTGATTACCTAGAAAATGCAGGCGTGGTAGTCCACACACCATCAGGAGGCTTGCATTTGTATTACAAGACCTTTCAAAGCGATGCGGATTACAAAAAGAATCTAGACGAGCGATACGAGGGGTTGGACTTTTTGAGAGGAAGCCACCAAGTCTTGATACCAAACAGTGAGACCGAAGCCGGTACGTACAAACTAGACGGCGCGCCGAATAAGTTTTCTAACATTGGGGTAATCCCGGAAACGTTACACGATTTATTGGTGCGCCCAGAAGTAGCAGCTGAATGTAGCGGGGACCCGGGGTATTTTACCGACACGAAGACAGATCGGTTGTTATTTCTTGGGTTCGTAAAGCAGTTAGGGGTTGTCTCTGAGGGTGGGCGAAACGAAACCTTGTATAAAATAGCGTGCCGGGGCTATGATCTCGGCATACCGCCCGAGAAAGTCCTTAGTATAGTCATGGATGCTGATTGTTTTTCGCCCCCGCTATCCAAAGAGGAGACAGTTACCACACTGGTATCCGCGCTCGCTACTCGGAAAAACAAAATAGGTTCGCATTCTGTTGAGGAAGCACTGAAAGCTCTTGGCCCCATAGATTCTGGCTGTTCTCAAAGCCAAGGGCTTAATAATGTGCTTCCCCAAGAGAGTGCGGACGCTCAATTTTCTGAGGTGTGCCCGTGGCACGATAAGTTGCACAAAACCAAACAAGGCACAGTAAGCGGTCAAAACTTTTGTGTGCGCAATTGCGCTATTTTCTTAAAAAATATGAAAGAGTTTAAAGGAAAGATTGGGTACAATGAGTGGAGCCGAGAGACGGTATGGCTTGAGCCCTGTAGTTGGCACGGGTTTGACAAGTCCGATTGCGTGCCTAATGGGGTAGCGGTCACTGATGATGACTTGCTATCGATTAAAACGGTATTTAACGATATGGAATTTGACCCGTTAGTTAACCAGATTTACCAAGCCGCGCGAACCGTGGGGTTTGAGCGGAGTTTTCACCCAGTAAAACAATGGTTTAGTGGGTTGCCTAAGTGGGACGGCCAAGAGCGGTTGCATGAATTGTTCCCTAAGCATTGTAATGCGGAAGACACCGCATTTAATCGTGAGGTGGGGGAGCTTTTACTGTGCGCGATTGTTAAACGTATATACGAGCCGGGGTGTAAGTATGATCACATGGTTGTTTTAGTGGGGCCAGAAGCGCAAGGCAAGTCAACGGCCATCAAAGCGTTGTCTGTATTTAACAGTTGGTTCACGGATTCTTTGGGTGATATTAATAAAACCGGAGACGCAATCCAGCAGATTAAAGGCAAGCTGGTGGTTGAAGATTCGGAGCTTAACGCTTTGTTGAGCCGGTCAACTACGGCAGCGAGCGTTAAGGCTTTTATATCTAGGGAGGTTGACCGAGCGCGATTGGCTTACGCGAAGTTAACCGAAGACGTACCCAGACAGTGTGTTTTTATGGGCACCACGAACGAAAGCCAGTTTTTAAATAGCGTTACAGGAAACCGGCGAATTTGGCCAATTGAAGTTTACGATATTGACGTGCCAACGCTTACGGTTGAGATGCCGCAGCTGTATGCCGAAGCGCTATTAGTTTATAAAAAGCGGTATGTTGGTTTAAAAAACGGCCTAGTCTTGCAGTCGCCCGCGGCTATTGAGCAAGCCAAGAAAGCACAAGCTAGCCATATTGAAGTCGATGAACTTGAAAGAGTGGTGCACGAGTGGTTAAATAGTGGTGTGCAAGAAGGGTTTCAGTTAAGTGATGTTTGGGACGGTTTAGGTCGAGACATAATACATTTAAGCATTCGGGAGCAAAAGCGGCTGGAGCGTGCGTTGTTAAAGTTGCAGTATAAACGGAGTGATAAGGGTTTTGTGAGATTTGGAGGTAAAAAATGATCGGCGATATTTATCTAACATTAAACAAATGCGACACATTTGTTTTAGGAAGTGGTTTAAAAAAATATAAAATTTCCACAATCGGCCTGATGAGGGATCATGGGGTGTTTCGCAGTCGAATAAGACCTTTAATATTCGAGACAATGGTCTTCAGTGACGACAAAGACTGGGACTTATACCAAGAAATATACACTTCACTAGAAAAAGCAAAAAAAGGACATGATGAAATTATTTTAAAAATATTGCAAGAGGTAAAAAATGATAAATAAAAATAGTACAAAAAAGGAAGTGTTAGTAGCTGTAAAAGCAGAGGGGTATAATTTGTGTTATGCAAGTGAGGAATTGCGGAAGGATCGTGAGGTGGTGATGGAGGCGGTGAAGCAGGATGGGTATGCTTTGCGGCACGCCAGTGAGGAATTGAGGCGTGATCGTGAGGTGGTGCTGGAAGCTGGGAAAGAGACTGGGGATGCTTTTCGGTATGCAAGTAAGGAATTACGTGGTGATCGCGAGGTTGTTATGGAAGCGGTGAAGCAGAAGGGGTATGCTTTGCAGCACGCCAGTGAGAAATTGAGGCGTGATCGTGAGGTGGTAATGGAAGCGGTGAATCAGTATGGGTATCTGTTGCGGTTTGCTAGTAAGGAATTGCGGAAGGATCGTGAGGTGGTTCTGACAGCTGTGCAGCAGGAGGGCTGGGCGTTGGAGTATGCAAGTAAGGAATTACGTGGTGATCGTGATGTGGTGCTGGAAGCGGTGCATCAGAGTGGGCAGGCTTTGGATTATGCGAGTGCGGAATTGAGGCGTGATCGTGAGGTGGTTCTGACAGCGGTGAAGAAGAATGGGAATGCGTTGCAGTATGCGAGTGAGGCATTGAAGGGTGATCGTGAGGTGGTTCTGACAGCGGTGAGAAAAGATGCCAGGGCGTTGCAGTATGTGAGTGCGGAATTGCGGAAGGATCGCGATGTGGTAATGGAAGCGTTTAAGCAGAATGGGCATGCGTTGCAGCATGCGAATGAGGAATTGAAGGGTGATCGTGATGCGGTAATGGAAGCGGTGAAACAGAAGGGGCTTGCGTTGCGGTTTGCCAGTGATGAATTGAGGCGTGATCGTGAGGTGGTGTTGGAAGCCGTGAAGCGGAATGGGTATGCGCTGGAGTTTGCTAGTGATGAATTGCGTAATGAGCGTGAGGTGGTACTGGTAGCGGTGAATAACGATTGGCATGCTTTAAAGTATGCTAGTGAGGCATTACAGGCTGATCATGAGGTGGTACTGGTAGCGATAAAGAAAAACGGCTGGGCGTTCGAGTATGTTAATGAGAAGTTGCTATTTGAAATGGGGCAGTACTGGCTTGCTTGTATGGAGGTAAAAAATGGGATTAGTTAAAGTGTGTTTATTTACTGTTGTTTTTTGGGTTGGGGTGGTCCGTGCGGTGTGGTGGGTTTTCAAGGGCCCGGACTTTGACAGCAACGATAAGTCGCTGGGTGGATATTGCTATAATATACTCGCCCGTTTGTGTATTGCGGTGCCGACGACGGCAGTTTGTTATTTTGTATTTATATTTATATTTTTTTTATTTACTGAAACCTTGGAGTTGTTATAATGAAAGATCTTACCCGAAACCACAACATTGGGTCCTCGGACTACGCAAAACGAAAAATCCAGCCATGGGATATATGGCTTGAGTACGACTTGAACCCGTTTGACGCCGACATTATTAAACGGGTGTTGCGGCGTAAGCCTGGCGAAGCGCGATTAGACTACGAGAAAATAATACATATTTGCCAGGAGCGTATCCGCCAACTAGACAAGCCGCGATGCGAGGGAGGTAGCTGTGACTTTATCGACTAAACCAACACTAACCTACAACACCATTACGGCTGAGTATGTTTACACGTGTACGCGTGAGGGGAAAGAGATACCGAGCCGGTGTCGATTGAAGTGGTCCAAGCGAGACCAAGCGTGGAAAACTAAAGACTGGGCTATGGCTATGAGGGCGGCTGAGTTAGCGGGTTTAAGCACTCAGATGTTTGAAGACAAACTCATTAAGCCGCCCGCTACCCTAGTCCTACCTGACTTTTTATATGACTATCAGAAGAGTGGGGTGTGCACTATAGTATCCAACCCTAACTTGCTGCTGGCCGATGAACAGGGCCTTGGGAAGACCGTACAAGCTATTGAAGCGCTACGGCATTTACCGGTTCGGCGAATCTTAGTGCTTTGCCCGGCGTCATTAAAATACGTGTGGCAAGATCAAATTGATCTGTGGTCCGATCACTTAATAAGCCAAGTTGTGGCCTCCGGGAAGTCGGACGTTTTAACGACTAACAATGTAGTAGTGAGTAATTACGATTTAGTTTCAAAAAGGTATATCTATGACCAACTAAAAGCGTGGGACCCCGATATGGTGATTTACGATGAAGCTCATTATTTAAAAAACCCGACGTCTAAGCGGGCAAAAGCGTCGTTTCTTTTAGGGGCCAACGCAAAACGGCGCTTGATGCTTACGGGCACACCAATGCTTAATAGACCTATGGAACTGTACAGCATCTTACGATTTCTGAAGCGGGAAACAGTTCAGCCCTATGATAGTTTTAAAAAATATGGGTATAAATTCTGCAACGGCAAGGAAGGACCGTTTGGGTTTGATGTTAAAGGCGCTAGCTGCACTGACGAGCTGAACTATAGACTCAAACGCACGGTGATGCTAAGACGTTTAAAAAAAGATGTATTAACTGAGTTGCCAAAAAAAACAGTGCAGATTATACCTATGCAGCAAACGCCAGAGACGAAAAAGATCATAAAGCAAGAGGGGTTGTTTGACATTAACAAAATTTTAGAGAAACCGGACGCCGTCATAAGCGGCGAGATGGCTACCGTGCGTCGTGAGCTTGGAGAGGCTAAACTGTCCCAAAGCATTAGCCACATTAAAGACCTTATGGCTGGTGGGGTTGAAAAGATTGTTGTCTTCGCTTACCACAAAGCGGTGTGTGAAGGGCTACACCAGGCGTTTGAAGAGGAGGGCGCGGTTTTGGTTTATGGAGGCACCTCCACTATAAACCGAAAAGAACACGTGGACCGTTTCCAAACGGACGATAAAACAAGAGTGTTTGTGGGACAGCTACAGGCTGCCGGAACGGGGCTAACCTTAACTGCGGCCAGTACGGTCGTGTTTGTAGAAAACAGTTGGGTACCCGGAGAGATGGACCAAGCGGTGGACCGCTGCCACCGGATTGGGCAAGACAATAAAGTAACTGCCCAAGTATTGGTTGTGAAGGATAGCATCGACCATGTCATAATGAGGTCAATGTTCTTTAAGAAAAGACGAATACAGGAGGTTTTAAAATGAATGTAATTGACCATAGAAAGAGTAGCCTTACTCAGATTTTAGGCATGGAGCCAGACGAGACTTTAGCCGCGCACTATGGCCCGAGGTTAAGACAACGGTTAGGTTTTGGAAAAGAGCGGGCGTTCCCCAGTTGTTATAATTTTGTTGCTACCTATGGTCATTTTTTAGTCAAGGACGGAAGTAAACTGCCGGGGGCTAGAGTAGAAATCCAACACGAGATATTAAACTTAGCTATAAACGAGAACTGGACGTTGCACTACATTGACGAGTTACTTGACCAAAAAGACAAGGCTTTAGACGACTTAGTAAAACGCGCGGCTAACTCATTTCGGGCGAGCGTACTGTGACGGCTCACTCGCTATTTGGAGCGTCAAGCGCTACAATTTGGACAAACTGTACGGCCCAACCTTGTCTTGCCTCGCAAGCGAAAACGTTTGAAGAAAGCAAACCCTACGCAGACGAGGGAACTAAGGCACATAACCTTGCGGCTGAGATTTTAGCGGGCACAATACCGCTAGAAACACTTTGTAATGTAGACGACGAGATGGGTGCAGCTATAACTATGTATGTGCGGTACGTTCGGCGGCATGTGAAAAAAACGTGTCGGTTGCGCGTGGAGCAACGCATCAGTCTTGATATAGATCGCGAACGTTTTTTTGGGACGGCAGACGCCATTGTTTCCGCTAAAACGTCCATCACTGTTATTGACTTTAAATATGGGAAAGGGATTAGCGTGCAGCCAGAGAACAACCCACAACTGTTGTATTATTTGTTGGGCGCAATCGAGCTAGAGGGCTTGGATATTGTGTGCGGTAAAAAGTTTTATGTAGCTATTGTACAACCGCGCATGGAGAGCGACCCGATACGCAAGGTTCAAGTACCCGCTCGATCGCTGATTGCGTTTCAAGCGTTTCTCGAAGGGCGCTACGAAAAAGTAAAAGAAAACCCAGAGTACAACCAAGGTACCTGGTGCCAGTTTTGTAAAGTCAAAGGCGTTTGCCCAGAGCTTAATCAGCTAAGTAACGCAGTGACGGCAACGGATTCTGACGGCGACGTAACCGAACTCCCACAAGTGGAGCAGCTAACCCCGGCGGATATCGGTACGGTTTTAGAAAAAGCTAAGGCTTTAAAGAGTTGGTTGACAGCAGTGGAAACCTACGGTTATAATCTAGCCTTAGAAGGTTGTGAGATTCCGAGACATAAATTAGTGTTAGGTGGCCGAGCCACCCGAAAATGGATTAATGAGCAAGCGGTCGCTAACGAATTACAAAGCGAATACGGGCTAGATATTTTCGACATTAAACTCAAGTCGCCAGCCAAGATGGAAAAGTTAGTCGATGACAAGGAGGTTGTAGAAAAACATGTGATGGTCCCAGAGAAAAAGCCAGTTTTGGTTTTGGCCACAGATAAAAGAGATGCCTATAGTTTAGGACAAGAGTTAACAAGTTTAGTAGATTAGGAGAATAGACATGACAAAGAAGCAAAGTTACAAAAATAATGTAATCACACCCGTAGGGAGACTATCCTACCCATACTTAGTAGATAAACTAAGTACAACGTTAGATGGGCGCCTGGTTGAGAAGTGGTGCGTGGATGTGTTGTTTGATAAAAACGCAGATTTAAGTGCCCTAAAAACAATTTATAAAGAGTTAGTCGCTGATAAGTTTGGAGCGCAAACAAAGAATGTACGTTCGCCATTTAAAGACGGCGACGACAACCTTAACAAAGAAGGAGAGATCAAACCCGGATACGCAGGGACCATTTACTTATCTTTAGATACTAAGACCCAAGCGCCTGTTTTAAAACACGCAACCGGTGAGCTCATGACGCCAGAGGAAGGAAGAAATGAATTATATGGGGGGTGTTATGGCCGTGCGTTAACTAACGCCGGGACGTATGACCATTTAGGAAACAAGGGCGTTAAGTTTTACTTAGTAGCTGTGCAAAAGCACCGTGATGGAGAGCCCATGGGCGATGGTAAAACTACTACTTCACAAGTTGACCAGCTTATGCAAGCGTTTGACGCTCAAGAAGACACAACAGACAATTCAGACTTGTTGAGCTAGGCTCATGCTATATATCGACTTCGAAACAAGGTCTTATTGCGACCTAACAGCCAGTGGTTCGTGGCGATACGCACAAGACCCAACAACGGAAATCTTGTGCATGGCCTACGCCTTCTCAGATACTGAGCCTAAAATAGTAATAGGCTCAGAGCTGCCAGATATAGTGGCCTTGCATATTGATATGGGCGGGATCGTTGAGGCGCACAATGCTATGTTTGAGCGAGCACTTTGGGAGTCTATAGGCGTAAAGAAATATGGATGGCCAGAGATAAAACCAGAACAATGGAGATGCTCCGCAGCCTTGTGCGCCCGATGGGGCGTACCTAGAGATTTAAAAACGGCGCCAGGTGCGTTAGGCTTAGACCAAAGCAAAGACGCTGAGGGCCGCGCGATCATGTTGCAATTGTGTAAGCCCAGAAAAACAAAAGACGGGTTAGCGTACGTCGAAGATGCCAATAAGTTTGAGCGCCTGTATGAATATTGCCTACAGGATGTACAAACAGAGAAGGCCATTAGTAAATGTTTTCAGCAGGATTTTGCGTTTGAGCAACAAGTGTGGGCACTGGACCAAAGAATTAACTACAGAGGAGTACCCATCGACCGAACCGCAGTAGAGAATGCGTTAGAGCTTTTAGCGCTATACACGGACGAGCTCGATAAGGAAGCTAGAAAAATAACCGGTGGGTTAGCTATCAGCCAACGCGACAAGATACTAGCATGGGCGAGCGACAAGGGCGTGAGTTTACCTTCTCTCACTAAAGAAGCAGTAGCTGATTGCTTAACTTGGGTGCAAGACAAAGAGGTAAAAAGGATTCTTGAGATTCGGGCGCAGTACAAAACTTCTACGGCTAAGTACGAGCGGTTACAATCTAGCATGTCAGAAGGTGACCGTATCCGGGACGCCTTTGTTTACTACGGAGCCCTAACCGGTAGGTGGTCCGGGCGCTTGGCTCAATTCCAAAATCTACCTAAAGGCTCAGTGGGGGCTAAAGATATAGACGCTGTTGTGGATTCTGTTGTAAAAAAAGATGTTGACGCTATAAACGCCCATAAGACACCCCCGATGGAGCAATTATCTAGTTGCCTTAGGGGTATGGTAGCCGCCGGCCCCAAGACGTCCCTGTATGTGGCGGATTTTGCCGCTATTGAAGCCAGGGCCATAGCTTGGTTAGCAAATTGCGATTTAGCGTTAAATCAGTTTAAAAAAGGAGAAGACTTATATGTTACAATGGCCGCCAAGATATATAAAATTAATGCGGGGGAAGTTACCAAAGACCAACGCCAGCTGGGTAAAGCGGCTGTGTTGGGTGCTGGTTATGGGATGGGGCATAAAACATTCTATAAGACTTGCGCGTCGTGGGGGATGCAGGTATCAGAACAATTAGCAAAGTCGGCAATCACTACGTACCGTTCGGTGTATTGCGAGATAAGAGACTTGTGGCGCTACACCGAGTTAGCCGCTACTAACGCTATTAGGTATGGATTGCCAGTTAACGCCGGGCTTGTAACTTGGTTCACCCACAACGGCAATCTACATTGTAAGCTACCGAGTGGTAGGAGCTTGACGTACCGCAACGCAAAGCTACGGGCAGTAGAGACGTTGTGGGGCGGGGAAGGTTACGAGATTACTTATATGGGCTCGAAAGAGAAGGGGGCTAAGTGGGTGCCTATATCCACCTACGGGGGTAAGTTGGTAGAAAACATAACGCAAGCGATTGCGCGCGATTTATTAGCTGAGTCGATGTTGCGGTTAGAGGCTGCCGGGTACGATATAGTCATGCACATACACGACGAGGTGGTGTGTGAGGTGCCCGACAATGCTAATAAATCCTTGGGGGAGTATGAGCTAATTATGTCGCAAATACCGGCGTGGGCCGAAGGTATGCCGATATCAGTAGAGGGTTGGGTCGGGAAGAGATTTAAAAAATAGGAGAGTAGGAATGACTATATTTTATGACAAGGAAAAAACACGACGAGTAAGAGATTTAAGAGTTACGGAAGACGGACAAGTTCTTATCCATAGCAGTGAAAAATGGCAGGAATTTTTTGTTTTTGGCGGGTCAAGGATTCTAATGACCGAGCCGGCCTGTGTTTATGCGAGTGGTAGTTCAAGGGTTTATGTGAAAAACAGTGCAAAAGTGTATGGCCACGATCAATCAACTGTTTTTCAGCGCGGTAACTCAGAGATTTACGAAGGCGAGCCATACCTTCACACCGGCCATCCCAGATGGGGTAGGGAATTTGATAAAGAATTTATGGGAAAGCACTGGAACCTGCCGCTCGTTTGGCTATTCGATAATTCGGATTTTCTCACTTACGGGCTTACATCAGCATTTTTACGAAACTTCTCAAGAATTTATCTTTATTCCGATGCGGCGGTTTGGAGGGATGACCCTGATTTACCGTTATCAGTAAAGTTGGGTCGGTAAGAGATTTAAAAAATAGGAGAGTAAAGATATGGATTTTGAGTATTTTATTTTAGTGGCTTTTATGTTTGTATTTGCATTGCCTTTTAATCTTTCGGTCGTTATGTTTTTTCTTAGGGCTAGAGCTAACGGTGATTTTGCCAGCTATTTGGTCGTCTTTTGTTATGCTCTTTTTATAGTTGTGTTTGATGTTATCTTAGTTTCTATGCTGGTCGAACACACAAAAACGTACATACCGTCCTAAACGCTTTAAAAAATAGACAAGGTGTGTTATACTACTAGTATGTGTTCGGGCTTTATTCGTGGCCTTATCAACATCTGTTAAGCGCCGTCGCTTTATAGAAACCTGCCGAATACATACTTGCGGCCCAATACCAGGAATTACTTTTACTAAACCTTTACTCCTTTGATTGGGCCTTTAATAAAACATGATAAATAAACAATCAGTTATAGCATTAGATTTAGGGACAACCTGCGGGTGGGCGCTTAAGCACAACAATCGGACGTATTCGGGTGTATTTAAATTAGCCCCTACGCGGTTTGATTCGTATGATCAGCGCTTCATAACGTTTCGTAAAAACCTACAGGAGCTTTTAGCTAAGCGTTTCAAAGACGTGGATTTAAATACGGTTCAAGTTTTTTATGAAGAGGTCCGCCAATCGCAAGCCCCGGACGCGGCCCACATGTACGGCGGATATAAAACAGTGCTTACTAGCTTTTGCCTTGACCGTAAGCTGTCCTATAAGGGCGTGGGGGTTACTACAATTAAAAAATTTATAACAGGCACGGGAAGCGCGGGCAAGGATAAAGTCATTGCAAGTGTTCGCAAGCTCGGCCATTATCCCGAAGATGATAACGAAGCCGACGCACTAGCGCTATTATATTATGGGCTCGCTTACCTACCCGAAAACGTGGTATAATAAAGGCATGATAAAAAGCCCAAAACTAAACAACACCAAACCGGGAATAGCTAAGTACACTCGTTTAAACCCCACCCGATTTCCTAAACGCCAAGGGCAGCAGGCTAGCTCAAGCGTAAATTTTCTAGCAACAATACCTAAAATCCCTTTTGCCCCCGATTTTCAGACGATAAATATACCAAAAGCGTCGCAAGTCCCAATGCCCCAAAAGCTGTTAAGCGAATTACAAATTCGGCGGGTGTTCGGTGAGCGGCCGATGTATATCTGTTGTGCAAACTACCCCAATTAAAGCCTCGAGTTTAGCACCTCATAAAAATTAAATTTCGTTGCGGATCGGTAGGCGTTTTTTATCGTTTCCGAAAACAACTGGCCTTTCGTTAAAAAATAGTCAAGGTTAAAGGCTCGGGACAAAACGGGGCCTTTAACCGAACTACCCTCGTGGGGTTCAAGCAATACGTATTTGTCTGATTGGTTGGTAAAAAAACCCAACGTATCTAGCGGCCCTCGCGCTATAGTAAAAACTGTTTGAGCGCCTTCTTCGCCGAGTACTTTACTTAGCCCCGGGGTGGGGGGATCAACCGTTAGTAGCGCGGGGGCTTCGTCTTCTTTTCTTGCCAGCTCTTTGATAAAGAAAAAAGGCGCAATTGGCTCGGAAATAAAGGGGCCATGTAAGCAATCCAAATGTCGTGTTTCTAAGGCGATTATAGGTAAAGACTCTGTCTGCGTTTCTTGATCTTTGCTTTTAGGTTTTCTACCTAATGTAGCCGGTTCCCCTTTAAATGTAATATTTAACTTTAAAGATATTTCCATAGTAGGGGGGTTTTATTGTTTAGTAAATAGTTAACCTAAACCCAGCGGGGTACTGCTCCAAAATACTACGCAAGGCTTTTCGGGAATCGGCAACCGCCAGCTGTTTCGGACACCCCATAATCTGCCACGACTCCCCAACTAAAATACAACCTTGGCTATGCTCCACATAGTTACCCGCGTGGATAAGGACGTTGGATCGCCCCGGAACCTCAGTTACATGAAAGGCGTGCGGGTGCTTATCGCTTGTATAAGGTATCAGAGTGTACGTGCCTGGTACAATACAAGACACGTTGGGTAGATTATTACGCCACGGAAGCTCTAACGTTTTACAAACTTCTTGGCCTTCGGCAGTAGCTAACGTTCCGAGTACCCCCCTGTCGCTATTTATCTCGCGATTAAGAGTTAATGATGCCGTCATTTTTTGCTTTATCAAAATTACATGCGATAATATTTATTAGTCGCATAAACAGTTTTAGGTTGTTATCTTTAACCGCTGATGATATCGTGGAGGCTATGGCTGCCCCGCCCGTAAGGGCTAACGCAACCCCTTGGGGATCGCTTAGGTATTTTACACTAAACCCCAACGATCCCGCGCCGGATGCGGCCAGTAAAACTTTATATAATGTTTTTAAAAATGTAGTCATTTTTTTTCTCCTGTTTATTTATAAAATAAAGCGCTTACTAGCGCTGCAATAACGCTGAATAAGCCTGTAATAAAAAGCGCATTAATACGCATCATTATGGTTTTTACGTTTTTTCGGTGCTCGTCTAAAACCTGGCTCTTGTGTGACAATTCACTTAGCATCTCAGCTACCCGAACCTCAACGGTTCGAAGCCTTTCGGATAGTTTATCCAGCATTTGTTTATCGTACGAGTCCACACATCCTACATTGTTTCATTTGCGTAGCTGTAACGTCAATAGGTAAGCGGGTGTTTTTGTGCCACAAAACTACGCCTCCTCTTTCATTTCTTCGCGCAGGTTTGTTAATAACTCTACTAACGCGTCCATTTCCCCTACGGACGCCGTAGTTTCAAACTGAGAACAAGTAGTTAACTCTTCAATCGCCTGTTTTAATTCCTGTTTGTTTTGCTTAATTTCTGCTTTTTGGCTTTTGGTAAGAGTCGCGCGTTCCGACTCGTGTTTTGCGGCCAGGGTGTTATAAAGCTCTACCTGAGCTAAGTATAAATTGTATTTGTTTACTAGCTCCGAATTGTTTTTTATTTTTTCTAACGTCATGTTTTCTCCTTTTGTGTTTGGTTTTTCACTTTATATTCTACTCCGTATGTGTTAAAGTCTTTCATCGCCACTTCGTCTTTGCGGTCGCCAAAGATTAAAATGTTATAAGTTCCCTTTTGTTCAGTTACGATTTTTACCTGTTTATTGTCGGGCTCGACTTCCCCCCAAGCCCTTCCAAAATGCTTTACCGGATTTACCCAAACTAAACTATCTTTATTAAGGTATTGGTAATAATCTGGTAAATCAATATAATTATCCCCTGCCACACATTCTATTTGGTACTTATATATATTACCTCCAGCACTTGGTGTTTCCACGAAATAATGACGCAATCGGTGCGTGTCTTTTTTGGCCGGATCGGGATGTTCAATGTCAAATGACCCAGAACCTTTAGATACTGATCCTGTTACACTCAAATTTCCATAGATATAAGCGGTTTTATTGCCATAGCCCTGATTGTCAAAACGCATAACATTACTATCATTGTTCCAACCTTGCGCCACATGAATATCTAGTCTACCGTGAACAGTATTATAATTAGCAGTATTATTATAAGCATATTGCGTATAAGTCAGCATTGGATGATCGCCATTTCTAAATCCAACTCGTCTGATTTGTACATTAGCAAGCGTGACTCCCTCAAGTTGAGATTGACTAGAGGCATCAATATATCTATTTGTGTTATTGTTATCTACAAACCTATTCCCTCGAATATCATTAGCGGTATAAATAACTTTATTATTATAAGCTCTAATATATGTGGTGTCTTGCATAAACCAACCACCGCCGTAGTTTTGCCAATATATGCCATTGTTTCCATTAACTCTAAACCAATCGCCGGTCATAAGAAGACCATTGCTTGCTTGGACTTGTCCTGAATCCGTAACTAGCAACCCAGCATTTGCGGCATCATTATATAGCTTTAACCCATTCCCATCCCGCGCTCTAATTTCAGAACTAGCAATATACTTGCCTGAGTTTTGTGACCAGTCGTTTTTTACGTTGATGTTTTGAACCGCGGATAAACCAACATTGCCTTTCGTAATGTTCAGCGCTGTTTTTAATGATGCAATTGTTATATCTTCTACATCACCTGTGCCGGAGGATACCCTACCCTTGACCACTCCAGTAGCCACGTCGGCCATCTTGGAGTTATCGACTGCGCCGTTGGCAATTGTTAAAGCCGTTGAACCGGTAACATCCCCTGTGTGATCGGCATTAGTGATTTTTAAGTTATTCAGAGCTACATTAAATAAAACTGCATTTAAATCTATGGCTTGATTTAACGTGATATTATTTACTTTTGCTTTTTGAACGTCATTAAAGGCATTTGTATTTGCGTTATTCTCATATCCCGTTTTTATTTCTGCATCCGTCATGCTTGAAATCTGGCCAGCGGCGAGCTCGTCTAAAGCCGCCTTTACATCACTTCCGGTTAGGGAGGAGTCCGCGTTATTATATATTACCTTGTTGGCTTCTATGCCATTCGCTAGAACCCAAGCGGTGCCCGCCCACCGGTATAATCCTTTTACTTTTCGGTTTATGCCTATAACGCCCGTGGTGGTAGCTACCACAAACAGATCGCCCAAAACCCCCGAGGTGGGTAACTCCGCAAAGGTGTTTACTTGGCCTTTGATTAAAGACACTGGGCCAACTAATACGTTTTGTAACATTAAGCCCCCTCCGATATTCTTACGCTTAACTTAATACTATTAGATACGTTAGCGACTATGTCTATTGATACCGCAACCAAGGGGGCGTTAGTAGCCTGCACCCAAACATTGCCTGTTACGCTTGACAAAATATTTACCGCTAGTGTGTCTCTTACCGGCGGGTCGGTCAAAACAACGACGGCTTGCAAATTTATGTTATCAGAACTAGAACCCCCTTCAACCCTTATGGTTGCGCGCGCGTTGCCTTGAAGGTAAATCAATTCTTGAGGCCCTGTCTCTGTTGTGTAAAATTGGTGTATATCTCTTGAGTAATGAGCCATACTACCCCCAGTGCTTATCGTCGCAGCAATTAAAGGTTTCTAACTGCTTAATGGTATATCTCGCTATTTTCAACTCTAACGCATTAGATTTAATACGTATGCTTTCAATGAAAGACACCATAGCGCTATAGGCATCTTGCTCAAACGATTGATCATAAATCAAATTCAGCTGCTTCGTGATTGGGTAATCGGCAGTGATTCTTCGATAAGCCTCTTTCTTAATACATGCAACCTGAGTCTCTCGAATCGCCGAAATAAAAAATTGTTTTTCAAGATCAACCGAAAAATCAGTAATTGGGTTCAGTGCATACAGCTCTTGCTTCAACTCGTCTGTCAACTCTAACAGCTCGACAGCGTCGTCACCTCCAATATCTTGACTAGCTGAAACAACGTATTGGTTTTGTATATAAAAATAAGTCTTTTCCCCAGTCGTTGCTGGCTCAATAATGTTTTGTAAATTAAGTATTTTGTAAGCGTACATAGTTATCTGATCTCCTAGCTAAAATAAAAGGGTTGCATGGTTGACCTGCTTCGATTAGCTCCCTCTCGATAAGTTGGCAACTGGTAAGCACCCCCATAGCCCGATTGATAATACACCCCTTCTTCAGTTAACACCCCTAAAGATGCTTCTGAGCCTCGGCCTATCGAACACAGTTTAACAGGTTTGTGCTTCATAAAGCCAAGAACTGGCTGCAAGCTGGTATTGATTGCATTATTGGTGCCAATACCATAGTTTCCGTAAAGATTATAGCCACACGCTTGAATGTAGCCATCGTCATACAAGATCACCGTAGAGGTGACACTACCTGACCCTAAAGCTTTTAACTGTGTGATAGTACGGCCAGATCGCAAACTATTCGGAATTGTTTGGTGAGTTGTTTTTTGCGTAGTCGTCCCATCCCCTAATTGACCGTACCCATTATACCCACTAGCAACGATGCTGTGATCGTCTTTAATGACGTACGAAATTTCATAGACTCCATAAGCCATCAATATGTCTTGATTATCTGTTCCTAACCCACTTAGATGCTGCGGAGTAGTGTATTGAGTAGTGTTCCCCGTTCCTAACCCCCCACTTCCGTTATACCCCCAAGTATAAACAGCACCGGTTGATAATAAACACATGGACGTTCCGTATTCAGCAGTTAAACCAATGCTCCATCCATGTGCCCCCGAAAACTTAGAAACCGCCACACCCCCAAACGCATTGACTAATTGAGGCGTTGATTGACTTGTTGTACTTCCAATTCCTAACTGGCCACGGGCATTATAGCCCCACGTATATAAATTTCCTGACGTATCAATTCCGGCTGAAAACCCCCCAGATACCCCCATGGCGTAAATCTTAACCCAATCGCTTTTTGACAACAACTGCGGGGTGGATTGATTGGTAGTATTTCCTATGCCGAGCTGACCTGACCCGTTAAACCCACAAGCATACAAACTGCCGTCGTCGGCTAAAAATAAGGTGTGGTACCTACCAATATTATAATACGCCTTAGACAACTGAATATCAACTATATTTACGCCATTTAAAGCAGCCACTTTTGTTGGCACTAAAACGTTGGATGTATTGCCCACGCCTAGCTCGCCATAAGCATTGCGCCCCCACACCCATACCTCGCCATTATCCATAAGCACGATATTGTCCGCGCCCTGGCGTTCCCATTTAATCGGCGTTCCGGTTGTGTTTGCTGGAAACGCTGGCTGAATCATAAATGTAGAATCGTGAAGCTGAGTGCCTGCGCCAAGCGAACCATAAGTTCCCTGACCCCAGCATCGCAATGTTCCATCATCTAAAAGAACACCGCCAGATCGGTACCCACCATCATGAGCTGCACCATCGGTATTTGGCAGGTCAATCACTCGCCGTTGTGGGTTTTGCTCCCAACCAACCACTGAGCTTGCTCCAACGCCCAGCATGTCGTATTGATTACCAACCGGTAATCGAGTTGCCGAGGATCCGTTGTTGTATAATAAATCCCCCTTAGCGCTTAATGCGGCGGTAGATAGTGCGCCTAACGTGAGTAACGCCGTTGCAGCGTCCGCATCGTCTAAAAGCGTTTTTGCAAACGCACTAACCCCCAACGTAGTTAAAGCTGTAGCAGCATCGGCATCGTCAATAAGTGCTTGCCCAAATTCTGATACTGCGTAATCGCCTATCGAAGCTCCGGGGCCAGCCTCTGGCACCCCCGTTTCATTATTGAAAAACATGTATTTGCCTTTTCGCGCATCAAGCGAAGGTAGCTCAATCGGGGAGGCCCCCGTATCAGATGGCGACTGGCGAATTGTCCGCTCGCCATCTCTTTGAACTTGCTGTATAAGCGCAATAATTTTATTGAATTCCAAATTCATAGCAGCCGCTCGGAATCCCCCCGACGTTGCAAAACCAGTGGTTCGCTCCGCCGGTATATCTCGATACAACGTGACGTTGTCGTTTAACGCTAAGCCGGAGTTAAATACTACTTTACCCCCAGATAACCCATCCGCCAAGTCCGTCCCTGTTACGGCAGCCCCGTTAGACTTTTTAAGTTGGTAGTCCGTAACCTCTATTTTTAAAACATCATTTAAAAACACTTGAATATCGGACGTTTCATAAATTACATAAGTAAATACAAAGTCTGTTTGACTTGCGGTTGCTATATATTGGTGGATCGGTGTGATATCGTTTACGGGTACATTAGCCATTTCTTTCTCCTATATTGTGTTATTGTTCAGCTTGTGGGGCAAACCTAGTGACCGGTGCCTTTTTTCCTTCTGTGAAATATTCTTTTTTATCGGCAAAAGCTCGCCCTGTAATCTCTGGGTACTCTAACAGTAGCCTCTCTTGTGCCAGCTTCAGATCGTCTTGATACAAGCTCCTCAAGGCTCCCCCGCGAGTAGCCTTTACCGGGCCTATCTTTTCTAGCTCTTTGGCTGGAATGGCTGGCATCGACAAGTATATGTCTGATTTAGAAAAGGCTAACAGCTTATCATACGTTTTCAATTGGCCCATGAACTCTAACAAGCGGTTATATTCCTCTGGCTTTAACCGAGTTGTCCCAACGTCTGTTGATATCCGTCTGCTGGGCTTACTAATAATCGTTCCGTTGTTTAACTCCTCAATGGCTAATTTATCGTTAGCGCCGTATTGCGTCAAAGATAACGGCAAAATATTGCCTGCTGCCGTTGAGCGCCGAGGAATAGGCCGCCCAAATTTATCAAGTTTATCCTCGCCTACATTTAACCTTGCTAACACGCTTTGCCAAACAGTATCTGTTTGTTTCTTGTTATCCTCAAAAAACCGCGTCGACCAAGCTACCGCCCCCGGGACAGTCAAGCCAGTAACTAAGCTCTTACCAACGCGCTTTAAACCATACTCGTCTTGTTCCGTCACTATGTTAAACAGATCCCCAAGCTGGCCCGTAAAGTTTGAACTCATAATCTGATCCGCCGTACCAAGAAGGGCAGCTGATAGATAGTTAGTAATGTCTTCGGCAATGCTGTCTTCGATAGTGTCGCCGTCCATGTAGTGAAACAACTCCACCACATTTGCTGCGCGAATGAACGGCGCGCTTAAAGGGCTGAAATCATTTAACCCTATAACAGTATTGCCAACCCGCATAGAGTTTTCAAACATTCCCGCATTGTTCAAGGTGTTGCGCTGCCCTGGATCTTTTATAACGGACCCGCGAACTAAGCCCTCATGCGCCAGCTTAAAGGCCAAAACATGAACTCCAGTAGCTACAGCCATGCGACCAATCGCTAAATCCTTCTCACGCCCCGATCCGCCGCGTAACGCCTTTTGAGTTAGTGAATCGCCCCGAATATTTAACAAACTTAAAGGCGACTTCGATACTTCGTATTTCGTCAAGTTGTACGTAGTCTTTACGAACGGGAACAGGAAATCCCCCCCAGGGATATTTCGCACTAATGACTCGGCCGCTTTCCCGACACCAGTTAAATCTTCGGTTAGGCTTACGCGCTTAGCTTCCCCTCGGGCTTGTCGGCCTGCGGCCATCTGTTGGGCTAATGTTTTATTCTGTAACGAACTTAACTTTTTAGTATCTAAAAACTTTTGTAAATCTTCTTGCTCCCAAATATCAGTGGTTAGCTCTTTCACCCGATTGTTAAAAGCTGCCCCCTCTAACCCCTCGTTAGTAGCTCGTGATATTGCGCGCGCTTGAAGCTCTGCACGAAACACAATCGCTTGGCCAACGTGATCTTTGTTTCTATAAAACCCAAGTACAGGCTCCATAGCGGAGGTGGCGTAGTCGAGTCCGCGTAAAACAACGTTATCTGGCCTGCCCGCTAACTCAGCGATTTTAAGATCAGTTTCTTGAACGTTTAATTTTGTACTCGAATCTAACCGAACCGATTTTGCTTTTTCCGCCATGTTGTCGAAAAATGAGCCCACGCCCGTTTTTACCCCTTTAACGACACCCTCTGCCTTTGCGACGTCTGCGCCTTTTTTGGCATTTAACTTAGCTATTTTACCCGTTCCAATAACCACTTGTTTCCAGTAATGAGCGTACCCTTCCGCCAACGCTTTAGCTTCAGTAAATGTAATATCGGTAGGGGCCGTCGCTTGACTAAACACACCTTTGCGGTATGCCCCATCCACAAAACCCGCCCAGCCTTTTTTTTCTATAACGGTTCCCGCCGCTTTAGCGCCACGCCGAGCCGAACCTACTGTGGCCGCCGAAAAACGATCGGCAACCTCCCAAGTATGCCTATATAGATCGGAGCTAACGTCACGGGCCAACGATACTGGCGACGACAACAAAAAACTTTTAAATCGGCGGGCTATTAAATCATTTATGTTTTTAACGTTTTTAAGCCGTTGTTTACTAGTGCCCGCCATAAAACCAGCAACGTCACCGTCCAGCTCGTGTAGTTTAATAATCGCTTTAGCCAACGTTAGCTCATCGTCTACACTAATTGACCCGTCCGCAACACCGTCTTGCAACGCGTTAAAGAACTGGACACTGGGCTTATTTGCTCGAATTTGCATAGCTCGGGCGTGTTCTCCCGCGGTATCTTGCGCCGCCCGCGCAATCTGGGAGTAATCGTCCGCTAACTCTCTTACTGCTCGGGCCGCTTTAATATCCCCGGCGTCAACGAGCGGCGATAAAGACAAAAACGGTTGCGCTAATTTTTCGTGCTGAACATCTTGAACAACCATAACCGCCGCCGAATGTTCATCGACTTTTAATTTTTTTACAGCTTTATACGCATCTCGCGACCGTAAGTCTTCCACCGTTATGCCAAGGGCTTTCGAAGCGTTAATTAACTCTTTTTGCGTCCTCTTTTCTTTTGCGGGCTCGGTAATAGCCTCTTTTAGCTTATTACCTAAAGAAGGTAACTGCGCCTCCCCCTGCATTATTTGTTTAACGCGCTTCATGTCTGCTTGCGCCGGTTTGACAGTTTTTTCAACTACCGTGCGTGCTTTCTGTATTCTGTGCATGTCGCGCATTGCTCTTACGCCTTTGAGTAAAAAGTCGCCAGCAAGGCCGACACCAGCGCCTTCAATGGCGTTCAAGAATCTTGTTTCAAACGGCGAATCCTCAGCGTCTTCTTTTAAGTACGCCGGAAGTTTTTTAGCAAGCTCGGGATCTAGCGCTTTGACTAACCCCTCAGTTAAGCCCATTCGCTCTTCAAAAGAGATAAACTCAGCTACCGCGCCTTGAGCCGCGGCCTTAGCTATTTTAGGGGCCTTTCCTGCAACGTTAGCTATTTTAGGGATCCTCTTAGTAAGCATAAAACCGGCAGCAAACTGCGTAATAGATTCAACTACCTCGCCCGCCGCTGTTTCTGTTTTGGGGGTAAGGCCCTTAACGCTGAACTTGTCTCGCATCAGATCGAAAACATCTTGCTTAATCTCATCCCCCGTCGACGCTTCTACTAAGTCAATCGATAAGTTTTTCATAGACTCAACTGTATTTAACACGCCCGCGACCGCCCCCTTTGGCAAGTCCATAACCCGCGCAACTGCTTCCGGGTCTGACATAAACGAAGGCACTCCGCTTATTTCTTGCCTTTGCTCTGCTTGTTGTTTCCGACGCAACCGCTCTTGGATCTGGTCCCGTTTAGCTACGCGAGCTGCTCGCGCCTCTGCCCCACTCGTAGTGTTCTCTAAACTCGTTGCAATAGCCTCTTGGCTATCAAGATCCTGCTGTTCTTCCTGCCTACTTATCTGCACTGTTTAGCTCCTCTAATAATGACTCGTATTCCGTTTCCGATATATCCCCACTGTCAAAAGCCTCATTTAATCCCTCTACGGTTTTATACGTTTTTGGCTCTGACTCCCCCATAGCTTCTCTAAGCGCCGGGTACACGTGCTGCTCTGCGTATTGAGATAGGTCCATGGCTGTTTTTATCTCGCCTCGGTCGTAAACATCCCCTATTAACTTTAGTTGGTCCGCGACTAGCGAGTCGGCATTAACTGATTTATCTGAAGTTTGCCCATTAGCCGCCGCAAACAAAGCGTAAATATTTTGCGTCTTCCCGCCCACAATTGTATACATTCTTTCTTTTACAGATTTCATAGTTGGCGATTTAAAAAACTCGTTCTCCTGTTGTTTTATTAGGTTCATAAGATTAGTAACATCCCCCGCGCTTAGCCCGGCAGGGTACTCGCCTTTCAAAATATCTTTTTTTATATTAGGCCCTTCGCCGTCGTAAATCTGAATTGTCAAGTCTTGTAACAGCAATGGGTCGGTTTTAGTTGTTTTGTTTTGTAGGTCCCGGATAAACCCCCTCAAATTTTCTCTTTTCTGATACGTCGCACCAGTTGCCACCAACGCCTCTGCTACCGCTCCGTAAGCTGAGTCCTCTGGGTTAAGGCCTACTAACTGCTCCCCTAATGCTAGTTGTTTCTCTTCCAATTTTTCCTTTTGTTGTTTTTCCTCATAATTCTCAGCTTGTAATTGCGTGTTATACGCTTGTTTAACTCTCTCAGCGGCTTTTAGTTTTACTTCGTTCGGTAAGTTATCAAGCGCTTCTACTCCTGTAGTGCCGGTTTGTACTGCGGCCATAAAACCAATCATGTTGTTTTGCCCAATCGCATAGGAGGTAAGCTGAGAAACTTGAATGCTCTGAATTTCCGCCGCGTGCTCCACCGCATACTTCTGATCAAGTAGCTGAAGCTGTTCTGGGGTTTGGTAGCCCTTCCGTAGCGCTTCACTCTGCAGCCGCCGTTCGCTACTATCTGCGAGATTGGCGAAAAAAATTTCTGATAGCGTCTGCCCCTCGGGGGTAGATATGTCTACATTCTTTAAGTTTTCAATAATCTGATCGTGGGACCCTTGGTTGGCTTTTTGTTGGTCCAGTTGTAAGTTTTTACTAAAAGAAGATCGGGACTTCGCCAACAAAGTATTATTAAGCGCGCTACCCATAACACCTAACTGCTCTTTGTACTGCTCCGGCGCGTTCGTTTGGGTCGTTTCTATGTACGCCACCCCCAATTTATTTGCGGTGTCTGGGTTGGGGTTTTGGTCATATATTCGTGAAAGATTAGCCGTTAGATCAGAACTGGCCCCCGCATAGTATATGTCGTCCGTTGCTTGTTTGGCTATTATATTCTGCCGCTGAAACTCAACAAGCGTTGAGCTAGCCAACCCTAAAACCCGTTGCTTAGATTGTTCCGCACTAATAATCCCCGTTGGCGAAGCCAAAGGTGCGCGCACCGGCGCTGCGCGTAAAGACACAGTTTGCCCTTGGTATCGGGGCGTACGGGAGCCTAAGCTCACCGGCCCATACTCCGCATACTGTAATAAGACGTTAAGCCCGACAACGGAGCGCCCAATAGCCCACTAGTCCTGGCCGCCCCCGCAGCGTACCCGGCTTGTTTAGCTTGTGCCTTTTGTTGTGCAATTCCCGTACGTAAACCTAACTCGCGCGTAGACGTAAATAAACTACCAAGCCGATCAGCCCTTGCGACTTTCCCAGCGTCCGCCGTTTGAATAGCCTCGAACGACCGACCATAGGCGCCTGATGCCCCAAACGCCGCTGCTTGTGCTGACATAACCTCGCGTAACTGTTGCTGACGTTGCAATTCATCCTCAGCCGCTTGTGCTTTTTCCGCCTGTAACTGTAACCCTAACTGTTTAGCTTGAAGCTCTGATTGTTTTTTTTGAAAATCCGCCGCGCCTGCTTGGGCTTGTGACTGACTATACGCCGAATACGCGGCCACTACTGCCATAATTGCTACAAAAGGAACTGCCATAATTACTCCTATTTTACCTCAACCAAGGTGCCTAACACAATAAACTCTAACGGTTCTGTTTGAGTTATAGTAATTGTGGGCTCCTTGCCGACTCCATTCAAATACACTTTTTTATACCCAGTAAACGTTTTTATAGGGGAATCTAAGAAATCCCCAAACTGACGAAACGCTGGCTTATACGTGTTCTTACCAAAACGCACTTCAATATTTCTCGATTGATCTAATCGAATCTGGGCACTAACTAGCCGTCGAAACTGCCCAGCCATTGAATACCCTCCCAAGTCAACGTCGATCGGTAGCGTCTCAATACTTGCTGAAAAGTTTAAACCAGCTTCGATATTTAGAACGGCTTGTGAACTTGTGAACCCACCCCCCGACACAACCACGTCTTGTAATATATAATCGTCTCCACGCACTTTGACTGTCTCGCCGTTTAAATGGCCGTACCCAGTCCAAGTATCTGTAGCCGATGCGCTCGTTGCCAACGTAGAAGCGTCCATATAGGCGTTTTCATTAAGTTTCTCGATTGACCGTACGGAGCTTCCGCTAATGGTCCGTTTTACTACAACATAAACGGTATCTGCTACAACTGCAATGTCTTCAAACTCCCCTTCGGTTGTAAACGAACTCCATGCTGCTAGCCCAACCGAGCGTAAGGCGCTAAACACTGCCAGTGTCCCGTCTGAGTTTAATAGATATAAAAAATCCGCAGGCACTGTATCGGTGGCTTTCCTAACCACCAACCGCCGAGAAGCCTTAATAAGGTGTGCGCTGTATAGCGAAACATTTGAAGCGTTATAACTTTTCTCAACGTCATTGTATAGAAACTCCCGAACCACGCGGCCTTTGTGCTGAACGAATATCGTAGCGCCGTCTACTGAGACTGGGGTAATTGCGCTGCTGCCGTGACGCGTAGCTTGAAGCACCGACACATTCTCCGGCGTGATCGGTTCTGTATCCCTGTTTGGTATATAGTATTCGCTTGCTGACGTAAAAATCTGAAACGTCCGCCCCGGATAAATCCTCTGGATAGCATTAAGCCCGTCGCTGTCTATCGTAATATCAATCGCATCTGCCGCGCTACCGCTGGCTACATCAAAATCAAAAAAATAGTTAACTTTTGACGCCCATACTGTTTGTGGGCGCGATTTGCTCCCGCCAAACCACAAACGTGTTTGATAGAAAGTTACGCTAGTCGGCCATCCTCGGGTAGCGCTCCATACAGGCTCGTACCCTGTTTCATACTCCCAATCGCCAGCGTCTATAGTTAACGCGGGGAAATCCACTTGCACGTCGCCAGTGATAATTTTTGCGCTGGTGTACCCAGTGATAAATAAGATACCCCCTTTTTTACCAATGATAAACTGCCCCACACTCGCCGCTGAGAATATATTCTGAGTTGCGGTCGCCGTAACGTCCCTGCCCGTGGGGGAGGAAAGCGTTAAGTGATTACTTGCAGGTTCTGTAACCGTAACGCCACTAAACGCATGAGCAGGGATTGAGTCAAAAGTAATATAGGCCGCTGTCCAGGCTGTATGCGCCGTTCTTTGAATTTTGATCGGTTGAACATCCGGGTGGACTAACAGTAACGTATCCGCCGATTGAGTAACGTCCATGTCTTGTATTTGATCTAAGGTTAAGGTTGAGATAGGCGAGCTAGTAACTGTGGCCTGTACTACGTCATCTTTATAGACTTTGAACTCGCCCGCCGTAAACACGAGTAGATACGTTTGAATGTTGTTAAATTCAAAGTTAACTAATCGCGCCTCCTGGTTGCTGGTTGTAGCCCCAATATGCTCTAGCCCCTCTCTACGAAAAGCATACCCTTCTGGGCTTACATATACGTTTTTTAACTGAGTAGCCGAGTCGGCGTACCGCTCTCGCCGAATATCCATTATTGCCGTTCGGTTAATCTCGCCCCCCAAAAAAGAACGCTGCGCCGCAATCAGTTTAGTTTTTTTAGCCATTACCCTCTAACCGCAAGGTAGCTTTTAGTATGGGGTGCCGTTGTCGTACCCCCCGAGTTTTGAGAATCAATTACCCGCGCGAGGCGCAATTGATTCTCAAGCAAACGATCATAAACCCTGGCCTTTTCCGAGTCCTCTAACACCGCGGTGGCAAGTAGCCGAGCAAGGTCAAACTCAAGCGCACGTACAAAGTAGGCAGGCATTCTATGCTCCGGGGGAGAAAAAGCGTACGTAATTTTTAACTCATTTACGTTACTGTAGATTTTGTCTTCGAAAATCCTATAATCAGGCGCTGCTGGAAAGCGATCAATAAGCCGCAAGTAATCCGCCGGTAACTGGAATGCCGCAGTAAAGCCAAATAAAGGAACTGCCGCTAATTTATTTAGCTCTACTTGATTTACAGCAAACCGCCAAGGGTGGCTTTGAAGTAGCCCACCCTTGGTTGTCTCATACACAGCTTTACAGATTTTTGCTTCACGCGTTGCGTCTGAAAACGTACTGATTTCGTCCGCTCCAATTAGCAACAGCGCGGTAGTGCAAATGTCGACGTCTGTAAGCGCCATGCTGAGACCTAGTCTGAGTCGGTTGCCGTTACAACCAAACCGTTAGTGACGTCCACGACGCCGCCAGTGTTACTATTTACATAGTTGATAGTAATGGCTGGCGTTCCGCCGGTCGAAGATATAACGAAAATAATATCGTTTACCTTGACGTCAACAGACAACTCATTAAAGTAACCTACGCCGTCGATAGTACCAATAGCGTCGGCTGAACTGTATATAAATATGTCGGGTGTTTCTTGCCCAGATTGGGAAACTGCTTTAAATGAATTAATATCAAATGCCATCTATTTATCCTCTTTATCTTTACGATTCATCTGTGGTGATTTTTACAACACCGGTTGGGTCAATAACTACCGCTTCGGAAGAGAAAGCAACGACGATCACTGTCGATACGCTTGAGACTAAGAAATCCGTAAACATCATAAAGTCTTTTCCAATAGCGTAGCCAACAGCGTCTTTCTGATACGCAAAGTTTGTCCGGTCGTTAGTCGCCAAAGGCAACCCGCCTTCTTGTCCGTTAGCTCCGATAAATTTGAAATCGAACCCGTAGAAACTCCCAATACTGCCGTTTACTAACGGTTTAATTGAGTTAGTGTCAATGCTTTTTACGTCGGTTTCGTTTGTTAAATGATGCTTACCACTAACGGAAGCTACAATAGTCCGGTTCTCGTCTGGGACTCCTACGTTGTCTAGTAAAAATGAGCTTTTAGAAATCATTTTAACGTTTAGGTTGTCGTTTGATCCGCTTTCGTTTTTTGGAACCGAGTTAGCCGCCGGTAAACTGGCTGCAGTTAAAGCATCAATAATAATCTGATCCTCTTTTCGTCGGCACGCGGCTAGCATACCTGGCTTTAAAGCAGCCAATGCGTCATAGTTAACCTCGCCTTGGAGGAACATATCTGTATCAACCCGGGCAGTGTATCGCTCGGTAGTAACAGTAACCTTAGTTGCTGCAGGGTTACTAGATATAATCTCACTACCAACCGAATGTTTCGTTGCCCGAATAGATCCGTAAATCGGAAATTGGTGCTGGTTTCCGGGTATGTTTTTTACTCGAACAGTAGGGCGTAATTTTCCACCGGCTTCAATAAATTCGTCGTGAACCTCTGATTCAAACGATTTAAACTCTAAAGTGTTTAATATACTTTGGGACATAAGTTTAACCTCAATTCTTAACAATCATTACAATAGTCGAATTGGGTTATCGCTACTTAGCGGGCCTCATCTGCCGTTTATAGTTCGAGTCAACTTTGTTTTTTTGCGGGCTTTAAAAAAGGTTACCGTAAAAAACTATAGGTAGTATACTTTATTTTACTCTAGTTGTCAAGGGATACGCCCGCAGCTCGGAACGCTTTACGTTGTAAACCAAGGTAATGGTTTCGCTTTCCTTCATCCGCGTCAAACAAGTGGCCGTGTTCTTTTCTATACGTTGACGCTTCGTCTTTAAGTTCTTGGGTAGATTTTCCCGGTGCCGGGGTTGTATTAGTTGGTATAGTTAGCTTTTCTGATACAAGCGCACGGTGTAAAAAATCTAACGACTCTCCAGTAGTAGCTAATTTGTCCAATAGCTGTTGGTCCTGTTCACTTAATCCAGCTTTATATTGATTTAACTCACCTAGTACTTTCTCTTTTCGGTGTCCTAGTTTTGCCAGCTCGTCCTCTGGTTTTGGTTTAGCCGCTTCAATAGACTCTAAATAGCTCTCTAACACCCCTGTTGCTTGCTCGTTAGTTAAATTGTTCTTTTTAAAAACTTCGCCGAGCTGTTCAATATCTATCTGATCCTCTAACGCTTTGTACTTTTCAAAATCCCCTCCCTCCCCAAACTTAAACTCGTAAGCGTCCGGTACTTTGTACTTCTCTTCATACTCTTTAATAGACTCCCTAAGCTCACCCACGTGCTTGCTTTGGCTCTTATACCCTTTTTCTAAATCCCCAGCAGTTTTATATTTCCCACCAAGCAACTCTTCAGTTGAAGTATCTGGTGTTAACTCTGAAACTTCTGAAGTTTCAATACCTTCTGTTTGTGGCTCTGTAGTTTCGGTTGGTTGGGTCTCAAGTAATGACATTAATTAGCCTCCTTAGCTTTTTTAGTAAGATCCTCAGTTAGTCTTAAGATTTGCCTGATCACACTGTTTTGCCCCTCTCGTTGTGCCGCCACCATTAGGGTGTTCCCGCTATCGGGGTGAACCATCTGTATTACCGGCTTTTTAACTGTCTTGTCTTCTAGTATGCTTAATACCGCCTTTCCCTCCGGCGTACTAAAAAGCCTAATTATTGCGCGTTTTTCGTCTTCTAGAAGCGGTAACTGTATCATTGCTGCCCCATAGCCTCTGGCGACGCTAACTGCTGTTGCGCTAACCCCAGCATGTTTTGTTGTATTTGCGCTGATTGCTCCTCCGTTGGCACGACTCCTTCCGGCAAATTTAAGTGCTGTGCTATTTTTCTAGCATATTCCGCTGTGTTTAACACCGTATCCAGCATTTCCGGGCCTTTTATCTCCATCATGTGGCGCGCATAGCGCATTAAATTTAAAATTTCCTCTTCTTCCTGTAGGGTTGCTAAGGGTGAAAGGCTTTGTACGTCTAACTCTAGCCCGTTAACTCGTAAACCGCTAAGGTCAACTAGCGGGGACCCGTCGGGGTACATTACTTTTTCTAGTGTTTTTAACGACACGTCAATACTTTTAGCCACCAACTCCCTAAACAACCGCCCAAAAGAAGAACCTGAACGGTTGGCGTACTCTTGTTGTCGGATTGTTTGTTCTGTGGCCGTCTTTACTGGAGCATCAATCGGCCCTAATGGGTCGGTGAATAACATCTCATTAATGTTTTTTCGCAATTCCTCAACAATGATTCGGTTCTGGTTAGAATACGGCGGTGGATCTAAGTATTTAATTTTAGGCCCGCCCATATCCCAATGGACCGGCAGTGCAATACTGGGTTCTAGTTTCATATTCTCTAGGCTCATAATGCCATCGTCGCCAACTAAAAGCGGCGGCTGACAAGTCATAGCTGCGGCGGTTAAATCCGATTGGATTGACTTGTTTAACGTTTTAATATCCGGTAGCGCATACAACAAAGGCCCCCGCCCGTACCATTCGCCGGAAATTACGGACCAACGGAATACAACCCACGGTAAAAACTCCTCTTCACGTTCTACAAGTAAATGGTGTCCCTTTGTCGTGACAATACAGTATTTAAACCCCATTGCTTTCTCGGTACGCAGTTTTCCCTCTACGCGATACTGGATAGTAATCTCTTCAGGAAACATACCCTCAATAACTTCGCACTCCTGCATAGGCTTATCTGCGTATTGCTCTTTCATCTCTGCCGGTATCTTTGCATCTGGCCACGTTGTTATTAGGTTACGGTACTGCATCCGTAGCTTTCTGAAAACCGTATCAACTGCCCCGTCCGCGCCTGTGGCAATATATAACTGACTTATGGGCACCGACTCAACAAACAGCGGTTGCTTTAGTGTGCCTGGTCGAATTAATAAAGCGCCGGTTCCAGCAGCCAAGTCATATAAAGATTCCGCTACGGCTTGATCGTAATACGACGCGTGCAAGCATTTAAACAACGTGTCTTCTATTTTCTCTAATTTTTTTGATAAATCACTATCCCCCTCCTCTTGTAAAAACAACCCCGGCTTAAGCCTAGCCCATTTTTTCATCGGCGGCACTAATACGTTTTGTATGTTCGATACAAATTTCTGCGTGCCATTTACCGCCGTGGAGTCAACTACCAGTTGAGCATTGTTGTTTTTGGCGCCTTTAGTCGGCTCGTCAAACAACTGTCGTTGGGGCATACAATACTCGTACACTTCTTTGTACGTAGTCTCCCATTGTTGCCTTCGCTCCTCTAATGTCTTAAACGTTTGTAGGAATTTTTCTTTAAGCTCCATAAATGCCTCGCTCAGAAGTAGCCAATAGTGAAGTGCGGCCCACATTCCCTCGCCTAAAAGCTAGTAGTTTCTGCGTGTTTTCCAGGGCGATCTTTTCTTTTTGCGCTTGGCTCTCGCGTTCTTGTTTTTTTAATTGGTTTTCTTGCATAGCAAGCTGTTTTTCTTGCACGCTGTTGTCTATTTCTGGTTTTCCACCGGTCATTTGTATCCTCCATTTAACACTAACCATCGGTATAATTGGTAGGGAGTTATCGCATAGTTTGATATTCCTAACGCCATTTTTACTATACTAACACACCCCGGTACTACATTACCAATATGAAAACCCGAAACGCACTTTGTTTCGTCCGTTTCGTATTTGACTACTAAAAACTTCGGGTGCGTAAAGTAACATTTAACCACCTCGTCCGCTGTTTGGTTATCATAGATTTTAGTGTTAATATTAAACCCCGTATAGTCTATCTGCACAGTGTGTGGGTGTACTGTCCTCAGCGCAAACACGTGTTGTAGATTATGGTGTAATACTTTTTTTAAAAACCGCATGGTTGGGTGCTTCGTTGGTGAAATTCTTCGAAACACAACATACCACACGGTTGTTTTCATTTTGTCCTTGTCCTAAAAAAGTTTAAAGCCCGGTAACACTTTGGGCTTTTGCATCCGACCGTCTCTACCTAACATGCTTTTATGCTCCCCACCGCCAAGTAAAGCATACTGCAACGCATCGTGTGGGTGGCTAAACCTATTCTTATCAGGCTCTAGCTTATACTTCGCCTCGCCACCAACGTTTAACCGCTTATAGTGGTACCCGCCATTAAAACCTCGACGAATCATAGGGGCCTTTTTACGGCTTATCAAGATACCTGGTAATCCATTGCTTGAGCGCAACAGTGGCGACAATACCGCTTCCCTGCGAACCTCAAATTTATTTGACGGCGCCGGGCGAATATATAACTTTTCTGTTTTAAACAGATCAAACGCTGTAATACCTTGCTGATCCCTAAAACCTCCAGACGGATCACCCCAAAACTCAATTTGAGATTGACTGTACTCTTTGGTTACGTATTTATTTATATTGCGGGCAAAATCTTGTATCGGCCAGGTTTCCCCATCTGGCGTTAAATACTCGTCAATAATACGCCAACGCCCAAAAGCGTCTTTTTGCGCGAATACCGCCGACGGTGTGAGCCCAAAATCAACCCCAACAATAAGCGGGAGTCGTTGGTCATACTTAACGTCCGCACTAGAATGCGTGGCGTCCACATAATTGTCGCCATATACCGGCTTTCCTTCCTGTATAAACCCATAATCGCCATGCACATACACGTCAATCCACTCTTGGGGCTTCCCGTGTTCCATCTTTTCATAGTAGCCCGCCGGTAAATTTTCTACATTTTCCGCCCCTAAAAATACCGGTACTTGTTTTGCCCCACAAAACGAACAATCCCCCACAATAACCGCATCCGGCCACCGGTGTCCCGACCACCCCTTAGGGTTCTTACTGCCGCACGTCTCGCATCCCTCCTCTTGCGCCTTCCCCGACGGTTGGTTTAAAAACCGATACCTCTCATCTGGGGTCTCTTCCGCTAACTTATACCACCAGTTGGTATCATCCGGTGGGTTAGTATCTGCTATGATTCCGCTTCGGGTGGGCCATGCTATTCCTAATTGTGTCATTTTCTTTTCAAACCCGTATTCCCACGCCGCCTTCACGTCATCTGGTCCTTGCGCTAAGAACTTATCAAAAGATTTTCCTAGCTTCTCTCTCGCAAGGTCAAACAAATTCCGTAACGCTGCCGATAAATACGCAACTTCTGTCTCAACGATATAGTCCGCCAAGGCCTCCCCCTGCGCCAATAGCACAGCATCTGGCATATTTTTTTTCGACGGATACCTCCCTACACGCCCTGTTGCCCCATTTAAAATGTCCCGATTCGTATACCGAGCTTCATTAAACCAAAGCATCGTAGTCTCTAACGACAATAATTTTGATAAATCTTCCGGGCGGTCTAAAGCTAAAAATATAACTTCGGCTTCGATATCGTCTAACTCAATATGATGCGAAATAGGGGGCTTTCTGTTCACCCTACCAAACACCTCTTCAGGGAACCAGTCCAGCCAAGTCTTTAACGTTGTGGTTTCCAGCTCCGGGGCCGTATTTCTCACCACAACATGGCGCGTCCGACGCTTCCCATTCTTCGATGGTTTTTGCAAACTCATGTTAGTAAACAACTCAAAACACATCCCTACAGACTTTCCCGAGCCAATCGGGCCTTTCACGCCTCGGTAAAAAGCATCCGAATTATGAAACTTTGAAAGCGTTGGGGTTGCCTTATAATTTAGCTCAAATTTCACTTTTCCTCAGAAATATTTTCGCTGTTAAGGTCCGCTTTTTTTGCTCGTTGGCGTTTAGGCGTTGCACTCTTTGCCCGATACTCTTCAACAGCATACTCATTTAAATTATCCCACGCGTAGATTATCGATAACGGTTTGGGCTGGCCGCATACGTCACAAGCCCCCAATGTTAACGCCGACTTAAAATAAAGGGGACTCAAAACTCCCCCGTTACTTACGGCGCAATCAATACAAATATGCTCAATGTTAGACATCTATTATCTCTCCTTGTTGTTGTGTTACAGCTCCTAAATCAATATTAATATTTATCTGTGTTTTATCTCCTGTTGTGTCTGCGCCGCCATGGCCTGTAAACTTCATCTTATTACTCACCATGCTGGCCAAAGCTCCCGACACCCTAGAATCCCCTTCGTCAAACCGATCCTTAAACGCTTGTAACACTTCCTCAAACTGACCAGCCGCAATCGTAGAGTCTAACATAACCGCCTTGACATACGTCTTGTGAATACTAACCACGACTTCTTCAATCTGGGGCTTCTTTAACCAAGTTGCCGCCACACGCCGATCAACTCCTGCGGCTTTTGCCGCTTTGTCTGGGTCCAAAGTCTTTTTGTACTCTTCCAAAAAAGCAATTTGAGCCATTGTATAGGCGTAATGCTCCGGTATTTGTATCGGGTCGTCCTTAGTAGCCACCATCTCCACTGGGGGTGTGCCTTTGTCTGCTTCCTTAAATTTTTTCTTCACTCTATCCATAACGCCTTTATCAATCCGTTTATTACATTTTTTCACTTTTTAGTTATGGTAGCAGCGGTTCGGGTGTTTTAGCTTCATTTTGTGAGAGAAAAGATTTGATTTATTAGAGGGTTTAAGAATTTAGGCTTAGCAGTAGCGGAATACTGACCTAAAAACGTGTCTAACTACTACCATAACAAAAACCAGAATACCACGTTGCTTCGGTATTGTCAATCTAGTATCAACGTCAACTACTATTTAATCCTTTTTAAACCTTACTTCGTTTTTGAAGCGGTTAAAAAATTCAGAGGCTCTTTAGATAACGCTATAGCGAAAGCGCACTCGGCGGGTACCCCCCCAAATTTTCACCCCCCGGGGGCCTTTTTTAGCTAAAAAGTATGTCGCATAACCTATATTATGTAACAACTTCAACGATATCGGTAGTTGCGCCGCTACTATGAGCAGCCAAGGCCTCACGGCTAGGGTAGACGTCTTTCAACCGCTTTAAACGATCAAAAAGCCTACACAACCACAATTTGTACCCATTTTGATAGTTTAACACTGGCTGGCTATAGGTAGCAAGGGCCAAAGTCTATATGTTGCGTATTAAGGCTAATACGCCCCTTAATTAGGCGGCATATAACAATTCATGCTACACTGAGCTCATGGCTGAATATAGATACCTAATACGAATTAACTATAAAAACGCTGATCGCGTCCAAATTTGGAAGCCGGCACGCTCAGCGGCCGCAGCCATGGTTAAAGCCATTGAAGCGTCCAAAGCCAAGATCAGCCATGTCACTAATGTTTGTTTAGTCGGGGAACCTGTGCCAGTGTGCAAAAAGCGGCGGCGGCGTTTAGAAATTCAACAGTTCCCTGAACGGGCCAAGCGTACACCGCGGCCAAAGCAACCAAGCGTGTTTGACATTTAGTACCCAGCAAAAAACAAAGCTACTACACATAATAAGTAGTATAATATATATAATATATAAATATATAATATATATTATACTACTGGTATACGTTACTGTAAGTTTTTGAAAGTGTTTTTAGTAGTTAGTTTATGTTGGTTTTACAATGGTTTTAGTATTTAGGGGTTTTAGGCCTTTTTTGGCATACAGCACGGTTTACGCTCAAACGTGTACATCAAGAATTTTAAATATATATTTAACGTATTGGAAATATATATAAGGTTACGCCTAGCTTTATATATATTTTTTAAAAAAGAAAGTATGCTTTTAGGTGTAAAACGATATATATATATATATGTAGGGCTTATATATCCATAATACTTGTAATACACCTTTGAGCGTAAAACGATACATCATGAAATTTCGATTAGACAAACTGATTGGTGGTTGGTATGCTTGGTTTTGTTGAGAGTTTTAGCGGTTTTAAAAGGAGTTAGAGAAAATGATTAATGAAAAAAGCACAAAAGGAGAAGTTTTAGACGCCGTGCAATTGGAGGGGTATGTACTGAAGTATGCTAGTAAGGAATTAAGGGGCGATCGTGAGGTGGTGTTGGAAGCCGTGAAGCGAAACGGCTGGGCGTTGTGTTGGGCAAGTGCAGCCCTAAAGGCTGATCGGGCTATTGTACTGGCAGCTGTCACTCAAAATGGCTGCGTTGTGAGATTTGTGCATGAGTCATTAAAGAATGATCGTGAGGTAGTCCGGGCAGCGTTGAAGAATAATGGGGATGCACTGCTGTATGAAGTTTCACAACAAAAATAGTATTAAATAAAAAAGGAGTTAGAGAAAATGAATGTACAAGTAGAAAACATGGTTAGTCGGAAGGGCAATGTTGTCCCTAATCAATTTAAGGTTTTTACCAAGAATGCGGTTTTGTTCCAATCATATAGCCGCGTCATCGTAAAAAAAAGATTAAAGGACGGGCAAATTTACCTTGATAAGCAATACTGGGATTATAGCCGCACCACTGGCGAATACAGACGCCGATTTTTAGGTGAGGGCATCGCTACGACAAGACAGAAGATTGAAGCTGGCGAATATAAATTAGTTAACCTAAATAAATAGGAGTAAATAAAAATGAGTAACAGTTTTGATGCCCAAGCTAAAAAGTTTACGGATTTAACGGACACGACTATACATAACGTGTGGATTGATCACGATTACCATTTTCAAGATGATACCCAAACTCGGGATATCTATTACGTCAAATTGACAAGTAAAGGACGCGGTTGCATGAAATCATATTCCTTTAAATTTGGCCAAAGTGTAAGGGATAGTTCTACTAATCCACAACGGCGGGTACGTCCGACAGATTATGATATTTTTTGTTGTCTTTCTGCAACGGACCCCGGAACCTTTGAAGATTGGTGTTCCGGTTGCGGTTATGATACGGACTCGATCAAAGCTTTTGAGCTTTATAGAGGGGTTTGTAAAGAATTTGAAGGCTTGAACCGGCTTTACAATGACGCTGAGTTAGCGATGCTAAGTGAGATTTGTTAGTGATAAAAGTATCTAAAATCAATGGTTTTGTATGGCTTAAAGTCTTTAATGAAAATGGGTTGCTTTATAGTGACGGCCATTTCCAATCCATTGGTGAAGCAATGGCCGCCGCTGCGTATTATTTAAATTAGAAAAAAAGGAAT